CCTCGACTCGCTCCTTGATTTTTTTGAGTGGGAGCAGTGCTTTCTTGCTGAAGCGGTGTGCATCATCCATCTCAATCACTGTTGCGATGTATTCGAGTTCGGTTTGTGTTAGTCCTGTGTCCATTGAGTAATCAGATAAGCCACCATTGAGACGAGTGCAGCATGACCTATGTTGCCTGTGATGACTAAAGTAGTCCAAAATGAGGTACACTTCCAGCATCCGAATGATGCGTGAACGAACTGCATGAATTTTGCCTCAAATTTCATGAAGATAGCATCGATCACCCAGTGCAGTGGCTCGAATTTAGCGATGAGCCACCCTATGGCAAGACATATCAGCAGAGTTTCCATAGTTCAAAGATAGCGTAAATTGTTACATAAATACACACCATGCTAATCAGCGCAATGGTTGCGATTGCTGCACAGTATTCGTTGCGTTCATTTTGTTTGTGGCTCATAGTTCTTCAGATTCAGAGATTTGTAATTCACCTTCGAATGAGTAGCCGACTAGGTTTATTAATTTACTCAAATGGTAAAGTAAATCCTCGAGAGTTACGTCTTCGTTTTTAAATTCATAAGTTGCCTTATGTCCGTAGTGGGTTATTTTTATCTTCATCTTATTCTGATTTAAAGGTTTATTTTTTTTATATAACTTGTGCCAATACTTTCTTCAGTACCATCTAACATATAGTAATAAACTACACCATAATCATTATCAACTTTATGAGTTGTAAATACTATAGGATGTCCTTCTTCCGACTTTTTAAACTGACAAACATCTCCTACTTGGTAGTTTGTTGATATTTCACTTGTTTCTACTGCTGTCATCTTATTCTGATTTATTCAGTTCGTGTTTTACTTGCTTCCTCCTTGAGCTTCTCAATATACAATGTCGCATCCATCAGTTCCTCCTGGAGATGATTGAGCCAATCAAGGAAGCTGAGGTCATCACGATCTAAAGTGCGACCATATTTCTTGATGCCTTGCTCACTGCGCTCATAATACTTTGCAAGTACTCTGAGAAGTATTGGGTCTTGGATTTGTTGATTCATTAGTTCAGACTTGAATATTGTTCATAAAATTCCTCAGCAGTCACCTCTGAGATGTGTACCTCATCGGAGAATGTTAGCAAAATGCAAGTGTTGACGTTTGGCATCATGTTGAATAGGTCGTGAACTCTTGCAACCAGCTTGTCCAGGTTGTCATTGTGTGTGCCAATATAGGCGATGAAGTACTTTGGTTTCATTTCATAAGGTATTTGAATGCTTGAATGTAGAACTCCTCACCAACCGAATCACCTTTCATGAATCGGTATAGCATTGAGTAGTTCACTCCCATATCCTCAGCCATGTGAGTCATCTTGTATCTCCTGACGAGCAGGGACTCCAACTCTTTTCGGATGAAGTCCCTGATATTTTCGCCATTAGAAAGGTAGATTGTCATCGATTTCATCGGTAACTGGTTTGAGTCCTGACTTTGCTTCGATACGGATATCCCATGCGTTCAATGACACATAGTACTTCCCATTGTACTCACGACCTCTGAGGTCAAACTTCACCTCACACTCTTGACCTGGCTTCGCACCATCCAAGAACTTTACTCGTTCATTGACTGCTTGGAACTGTACCAACTGAGGATACTTGTCTCCGATGCTGAGAACGAACTCTCTGAGGTTCATCTTCTCACTTACTTGTTTGGCTTCACCGATGTGGTGGATTGTGCCTTTGGCTTTTAACTCTTCCATGTTATTTATTTATTAGTTGTTGAAAATACTCGTCATAGTACTCAGATGCTTGTTTCAATCGCTCAATCATCTGAATCTCTTTATCCTCATCTCGGTCCCACCATAGGACAGTGATACGTTTCTCCGGATCAATGTGGTCGACTCGGTGCAGCTGAAGGTTCTCCCATTCATTCAGGTACTCATCCCAAGTGGTCACCATGCAGTAAATGAGTTCAGCCATTCCACGATCGTACAACATCATGTATGCTCTCAACTGCCACTCATAATCAGACTTGTATCCTTCCTCAGGTGTTGCTGGGAACGTATCCAATGACCACGATGTTTTGATGTCGATGATTTTGTTGTCCAGGACAATATCAGCTGTGCCGATGAGATAGTCATTCTCCATGGTCACCTCATTCTTTCGGTAGTCAGTGAAGCGCACTGCATTGAGTAGGGAGATGGATTCAAGCTCTTGCTCCCTACCTTTGAAGATGTACTTGTTGTTGAGTTCGGTAGTGTAGTTGTAGAAGTCCTCCTTCGCACACTGTCTGATATAACTCTTGGCAGTCTCACCCATTTCTGACTTCCCTCTTCCGTTGGTCATCAGCTTCCCGATTTGCGATGGATGCCATTTCATAAGTTCAATGCTTTGAGTTGGACTTCAGTGAGTGCATAGTTGGCAACCAACTGCTCTGCTGTATACTTGCCATTGGCGATTGATTCAAGTGCTTTCTCGAATCGAGCATTGTCAATCTTTGGCTTCCCTGTTGCTGCTGATGCTGCTGTATTGCCATCATCATCAACTGCCTGAAGTGATAGAAGTGATTGAATGGTACCTCGTCTGAAGTATGTAACTGCTGCCAGTACTTTCTGAGGGTCCACGATTGGAGGCAAACTCATGAATGATTCAATCTGCTCTCCTGATTCGATGTCGATGATACGAGTCACCACATCATTACCAACCACAGGCTGCAACAATAGCAGTCCATGCTCGTGGAGGATTGGTTCCACCGTATCGAGCAGAGCATTGATATCAGCGTAGCTCTTTTTGAAGTGTGGATTCGTTGCATTCTTGGACACCTTGCCAATCTGCTGCTTGGCAGCGTGTAGCTTCTGCCAAATGTTGAGGGTTGTCATCACCGACTCCTCGGTTTTTTTCCTTGTTGTTGTCATAATTGTATGTATTTGATTGTAAATATAAAACTTTATTTGATTACTTGTGTAAATTCATCATAAAATTTCAGCATATCTGCAAAAGTTTTCACGATGATGTATGTACCTCCAGCTTCCTCGATGGCTTTTTGGTAGTCCTTTTGTGCCTGAGATTGCCTGTCCTTGCCATATTTGACCTCAATCTTCACACTTCTGCCCTTGATCGTGGCAGAGATATCTGCTGAACCTGGAGTTCCGGTTCCCTTGGTCCACTGCCCACCAATGGCAACACCGTCAGTGCGGTACTTTTTGCGATACACTCCCATTGTATTGATTCGCTCGGCTTGGCATCCATTGAACTGAAGGAATGCAATCACTGACTTGGTGAGTTCATTCGCTGAGTTATCGTTCCAATGTGTGAGTGCAATCATCTCAGGCTTCATGTTTGGATATTTCGCCATCTTGTGCTTGAGTTGTAGGTCCTTGAGGATTTGTCGTTCTTGTCGTGTCATTTTTTATCTTTTTGTTTGTGACTAATTTTACACATCATATATAATTTTACCAAGTCATCGATGTCCAGTGATTGAATCTCTGACCAATCCCATCGCCACTTATCAACCATTCCACCCACATAGCTTCCGCATTGTTTAACGATGGGAATGTTAAAAGCACAGTAATCAGGATAGATTCCTCTGACCATGTTCTCGATATCTTCTCGCTCAACTTTCATATTGTATATTGTGTTGTCGGTTTTGACTTGTTGAATATACCACCATTGTGGTTCGATTTCAGTATTCAATCGGTCATCATTTTCATCAATTTCATCACTCCAAACTATTTTTTTTAGTAAGTATTTTGTGACTTTACCATCTTCAATCTCGGTGGCGATGCCTTCAAAGTAGCAATCACCATCTTCAATGTCTCGTATTGTATCTCCTATTTTCATAACTGCTTAGCTTTATCATTCAATTCATCCCACACATCACCATCAGTCGGTGTGGTTGACTGTTCTCCTTCCAATTCAAAGTATCTGCCGTTGTGATTCCTCCCCTTAGTCATCTTGTATCCTTTGAAGTCAGCATATGCCTGAACCCATTTGAGGAATCTGCGTGGCTCCAGGTCCTTGAATCCTGTGAACTCAGATGTGAACTCTTGCAACTTGGCTGAGTTGTAGTGGTAAACTGATGGCAGAAGATTTCCTTCCTCAACCCAATCAAAGAAGTCCTTGCAAGTTGCCTGGATGAATCTCTTGGCATCTGCGTTGATACTGATTGATTTGACGAGTCCAAATTGCAGATAGTTCTGAAGGCATCCAATCATGTAGTTGTCGAATCTGAGCCAATCATTCTCATCCCATGAGTCAAACAGCAATC